CGCCGTTACTGGCCACAGACAGATCGACAGCGAGAAGCTGCCCGTTGCCGAGTGCGCCGCCGCCGTCGCCGGCCTGACGACCGAGAGCTATAGCCCCCACCGTGGCACCGCCTGCTGGGTTTCCCCAGATCATTATCGCGCCGCTGCCATTGGTCTGAATCTCGGCATTGTTCGCGCTGGAACAGATCACGGTCAGGGCGTTTGCGGTGGCGCCGTAGCCAAGCGTGATTTGCCCGGAACGGTTCGTGCTACCGCCCCTGAGACTGAGGACGGTGTTGGCCGTCGTGTCATCGCACTCGACTGTGATCGTGTTGCGACTGAAGGTGTGCAGTACAGATCCGGCCTCGCCCGCGCTGCCGGTCGGCCTGAGGACCTTGAACCCCGTTGTGCCGTTCGTCCCAGCCGCGTGAACTTGCGAGGCTGTGAGTGCGCCAGTGACCCGGTTCCACGCGAAGAATAGCGGGCGGTTATTGGAGTCGGAAGAACCGCCGCGGGTTGAGATGTACGCCTCAGAGTAGCGCGTGCCCGACAGGTAGTAGTCAGACTCAAAATACAGCCCCAGGCTGATGTCGCTGACATCTTTCTTACCCGTTGCTATGTCCACGTTGTAGCCGACTGCCATTACGGCATCTGAGCGGCTCTCGCCCGCGAACTTTGAAACGCCGGTCTCGATGATCCACGGGACCATCGTTGAATAGAGAGACCCCGAGGTGTTCGCGGTCTTGGGGAATACCAGCGTATCCACCGACCAACTGGTGCCGCTGTCCACATCGGTCCTGGTGATCGTATGCTTGCGGACTGCCGCTGAGTTAGCGCCGGTCAACTCGGAAATCTTTGTGTCAGCCATGTTCCTACTCCATCAACAGCAGCGAACTGCCGTCCTCCAATAAGACGTTGCTCACGCCATCTTCAAGCAGCACGTTGTCCACTCCCGCGCCACCACCGCCAATAACGCTTGGGGCTACCGGAACCTTGATCCCGCCAGAAATACCCCCGGCCAATTTCTTCCGCAGCATCACACGCCTCCCGCTGGCAGCTTGTAGACATAGGTGGCTTGCGTCGTGCTGTTCACAGCGACCAGGGCGTCTATTCCAGTCCCGCCGAGATCAGGCACGAGGGCAAAGCGCCCATACGTCCCGTTTGAATCTGCCGCCGTGGGCGTGACGCCGCCGCCACCGTTGGCAACAGTGGACAGCGTGTAAGTCCCGGTGAACGCATTGGCTCCCGGCGTGAGTTTGTAGAGCGTGGCCCCACCCGACCAGATCAGGAAGGCATTGGAGGCGGGATGCCAGACAATCCCGGCAGCCGTTCTCGGCGGTGACCCGCTGAGCGTCGGTGAGGTGATCGCGTTGTTGTTCAGGTTGACCACCTGAAAACCCCCGTTTCCCGTGCCCGTGGGAGACAGGAACACCCACGCCCGTAGGCTGGGCGCAATGGCAGAGGTCACATACAGACCGGGGTTTATCGTCCCCGCGATCGTCGTCACGGCATCCGTCGCCGTATTGATCGCGTAGAACGAGAAGCAGCCAGAGCCGGTGGCGTAGATGTTTCCCGTCGTCGAGTCGAAGGCACAGGTGCCGAGTGAATAGCCCTCATCGAGCCCGAACGTCCCCGAGGTCGGGCCGGGGGCTCGAGTCGGGAGTAGCACCCAGATCGGCGTCCCAGAACGATCCAGGCGCCAGATGCCGTTTGAGGAGTAGCCGTTCGGCCACGTTGCCGGGGAGCCTGCAAGGTAGGTCTTACCACCGCCGTAAGCCACCATGTCGTAGGTGTGGAAGCTGCGAGGCTGGCCGTTCGACAGCGTGCCGGTGATCTGATCCCCCGCCACTGCGGGAGAGGGGTTCATCAGCCGCACCCACGCCGGGGTCGCTGCCGTCAGGACCAGCTCGTAAGCCTCGTTCCCCGAGTAATCGCTGTGCCCGCCACCGACCACCATCAGCGACTTGCGGTCGGTATCGACGCAACCACCTGACCACGCGTGAATGATGTTCTGGTGGTTCACCGCCCCCGAGGGCTTGACAGCATCGAGGGTGCCGACAGAAGCCACGCTCCCCCAGGTCTTGTCTGCCAGCGCGGCAAACCACGCCGGAGCAGTCCCGCCGCCACCACTCGGGTTCTGGATGGTGATATTGAAGGAATTACTGTCCGTCACGGGTCAACTCCATTGCCTTTGCGTAGTCGCCGTCTTGATACATGAGGCAATCACAGTTGAACCGCACGCCTTTCTCCATGTAGTCGATTTCCCGCCGTGCCCAGATGCTTTTGAGGTGCGCGACAAAGGCCCAGCGTTGCTCTTCGGGTAATTCACGAGCCGCCGCCACGATGTCAGCGTCCATCACGTCCACACCTGACGGAGTGCTATAGGACTCGGTGACACGATGACCTCGGTCACGTCGAAGAACAGGTCGGCATAGCCCGCATTAGCGGACCGCCCCGTGGAATAGGACGTGAAAGTCAGCGTGTTGAAAGGGTCGTTACCCCAGTTGGCATAACCCGAATACAACTCGACCGGGGTGAAGGAGGTGTCTCCCTCATAGGCCATGCGGAAGTCAATATCCGCCGTCGCGCCCCTAGGCGTGATCTTGTAGTACATCACCATCCACTGGTTAGCGACGTAGCGCAGGCAGGCGCCGGTGTTCCACTGGCTGTACAGACAATAGCGGTCGTACTTGTTCGTGTAGCCCGCGCCCCTGTCTCTAGCCGTCTGGTAACGCTCGTCGCCAGAGGCCGGGGAGTTGAACGTCACCAACGGCGGGGAACAGGCCGTGTAGTGCCTGACGATCCCGTAGCCATTGATATTGGTAATGGTGAGCTCCGCCCCCTGACAGGTGTTACCCCAGCCACTGCGCCCCCAGCCGGCGATCACGCTGGTCTTGTAGCCACCGGCATAGCCCGTGGCCTGAAGCCGCGCCAGCGGCCAGCGGGTGGCGTACTGAATGTAAATCGGCGTGTTAAGCGGCCAGCTATTCAGGTTGTCCTGGAACATTCGCCGCCAGCCGCCGGACTGGGCGCCCACGTTCCCCGGATGGGTCAGACGCATGGCAGATGCACCGAGAATGCCGCTCGTCGGCACCCGATAGATCAGACCGTCGCCGCCCATCTGTCCAGCGGCGTTGTACAGGTAGTTCCTGTAGAAGTCCGATGACGAGTCGATCCTTGTCGGGTCACCCGTAACCTGCGCGTCAGTCTCAAAGCGCGTTGCCCAGCCACCGGCCGAGATGGCGGCGTTCTTTCTGGCGAGCCAGTCCGCCTCAGAGTCACCGGGCGGCGGGGTGATAATCACCGTGTTCGTGGCGCGGAGCTTGTGGCCTGTCGTGGTCGCCGCAGCCCCTGCCCCGCTGTAGATCAGCTTCTTGGCTACCGGGTCATTCGTCACGCCGGTCGGCCACGCCGTACCCGCTGAGTTCGTGTCCACATCGTAAGCCGTACCCGCAGGATGACTGACGAGGCTGGAATAGGACACCTCACCCGCCGTCCCAAGGGTAAACGTCGCGTTCGGCACGGTCTGCCAGACGGGATCGGTGGAAGCCGCTGCCGCCGTGGTTGCAGAGACCGCCGTGCAATACGCCGAGTTGTTCCCCGCGTTGTCAGTAGCCCTGACATCGAGGCTGTAGGCCGTGGCAGCCGTCAACCCCGTGGCGGTGAAGGTCGTCCCCGTGATCGGCGTCTGAGCGACACCCCCCAGTCTCGGGGTGTACGTCGCCACCCCTGATCCGGCATCGGTCGAGGCCGTCCAGTTCCACGTGATCGAGGTCTGGCCGTTAACCACCGCTGAGAGACCCGAGGGGACTGTGGGAGCGGTCGTATCTGGGGGCAGTGCGGCATAGTTCAGGGAACTAAACGACGCCGTGGCAGAACCCCCCTGAGAGTGGGAGCAGACCGCCACGCCGAACTGGAACTGACCGGACATAACGATGGTCACGGACCCTCTGGAGGTCCAGGTCACACCGTCAGAGCTGACATAGCCGGTAAACAGGTTCCCCGCCTTGTCGAGTCGAATCCACCGGGGGAGCGTGAGCGTGTCCGTCCCCACACTGGTCACAGCCCCACCCGTGGTCGCCCGGTACTGGAACGTGGACCCGTTCGTGGCGGTCGGTGTCATAAACATGGCCGCAAACCGCCCACCACCCGCGAGGCTGTCGCGGATCATCAGCCCGGCCTTGGCCGATGCGTGGGTGTTCGTAAAGCTGTCGATCTTCGCCGTGATCCGCCAGTCACCCGAGGCTTGCTGACTCACGAAGTAGAACTGGTCCGAGGTTGACCAGATGTCTGCCCCACCACCAGTCACATCGAGCGAAGAAACGCCGCCATAGCTACCGGCTGGTAGAGCGCCGCCGATGTTGGTCGATGACCACAACGGGGCCGCGCTGGTCGTCACGGTCTTGGTCGCCATACCAGCAGTCGAGTTCCCGGCAACGTCAATACAGTCGATGCCGTAGGTGTAGGTAGTGCCAAAAGCCACGCCCACATCGTCATAGACCACCGCGCCGAAGACGTACTGCGCCGGGGTTATTTCCGCGATCTTGTTTCCGACCGTTGGCGTACTGGTCCCCGTCACCCGATAGATGCGGTGCTTGGAGACGCCAGACCCCGCGTCAGTCCCAGGCACTGCCTGCACGTTGACCGTGGGGATGCCGCCGTCGTTGAGGTAGTAGGTCAGAATGACGTTCTTCGGCAGCGTCGGGGGCGTAACGTCAGGAGGGGTCACGGTGACGGGAATGGTGATCTGCGCCGTCGCCGTGGCCGAGATGTTCCCGGCGATGTCTGTGGCGTCCACCCCAAAGGTGTAGGTGACACCCTCTTGGACTGCCTTGTCGATGTGCTGAACCTTGCCAGCAACGTACTGGGCCGGTGACACCACGTTAACCACGCCCTGCGTGGGTGTTCCGATTCCAACCAGCTTGTAGACCCGGTGGTAGGCAATCCCAGAACCAGCGTCCGTGCCGGGGTCGGCGGTAAAGGTGACCGTGGGCACTCCAGACACAACCGCCGAGGAAATGCTGAGATTGCTCGGGGTCGTCGGGGCCGTAACATCAGGACCTGGAACCGGAACGATCTCCGCCGAGGTGGTGACGTTCAGCGCCGCACTGACGGCTGAATCCTTGACCGCAGTAAACGCGACCACCGTGATGCTGTAGGCCGTACTCGCGGCCAGATCAGTGAAGACGTAGGACGGGGAGGTTGTCGAGTCGAGGAGGCCAGAATACGCGCCACCATTGATGTAGACCTTGTAGCCACGCAACGGCAAAGCATCCGTCGTCGCCGATGGCGTCCAACTGACGTTGATGAAGTTGTCCGACTTGGCGACCAGCGTCAGCCCCGTGGGCGTTGTGGGCGCCGTGTAGACCGGCGGCGGAATGACGATGGGCATGGTCACGAACTGGACCGGAGTCGTTGGCGGGCCCTCCAGCCCAGCCGCGTTGATTGCCACCACAGACAGGACGTAGGGCGTGTTAGGCGCCAATCCCGTCAGGTCAATTGGCGAGGACGCGCCGGTCGTGAACGGCAGACCGTTTAGGTAGACGCCATAAGTCCAAGTGGCACCACCGGGCGGCGCGGTAAAGCTCACCGAGGCAGTGCCGGACGTTATCGAGGCGACCACCACAGCGGTCGGCGTCTGGAGATTGTCCGGCGTGGATTCATCCGTGAACTTACGGATGGTCGCCACGATGATCCTGCCGGTGCCGTACTTCACGCCGGCACCTTGGCGGTGATCGTCAATGCAGCTGTGCCGCCACCGGCCCCAGCGGTAGAGACCGTCCGCATATTGGCATCGCCCACAACAAACGTCGGCGTCAGCGGCTTCAGGCGGTCCCCGACAACGTAGATCTGATTTGGGTCTGCCAGAGTGGTCCGGTCCGTCGTGATCGTGACCAGTCCGCCTTCCGTCTTGGCGTCAATAGCCGGGGAGTCAACTAGCGCGCCCTCCATCATCTGCCGGAGCGGAACACTTGCCACCGTGATGTGGATGCTCTGTATGACGATGAAGTTCTGACCCAGCGTGTTGGTCATCGTCCCACCCTGATTCATGTAGGGCGTGACGAAGATCACCGTCGCATCCGGTAGCACTTCAGTCTCGCACCAGAGAAACTCGCGGCTGTCGGTGACGGTGTGGTGGCCGTATGAGCCAGCGGGGTAGCGACCATCAGGGGATACGGTGTCGCTGTTGGAATAGGTCGCCCCGCCTGAGTTACCGCTGTAGGCATACATGGCGGTCTGCGCTGGCTGCGCCCCGAGCGTGGACTCGGCAAAGTCGGCCAGCTTCGGGATAAAGGCCCACATCCCCACCCGGATACGCTTTCCCCTGAGAGCCAGAACCGAGGGACTAGCCACGGTGTCGTAAGTCTCTGTCAGTCGAAACTCGACGTTATTATTGGTCTGCGCCGTTGCCGACTTCAGCAGAATGGCATTCTGCCCACGGCCAATCATCGCGGGGCCGTACTTGACCGAGCCGCCGGAGGTATAAGTACCTGCGAAGGTCGAGCCCTGCAGGTCGAAATTGTTGGCGTCGATGACCGTAATAGTCCAATGGCCGTTGGCGTTAGTGACGCCACCCACGCCGCGCACTTCCATTCGCATAGCTGTGAGCAAGCCGTGAGACGCCACGGTCAGGCGAATGGCGCCAGAGCCGTTATTTGCCGCCCCGGTCACGGTCCAGCGCGTGGCGGCACTGATCTTGGTGATCGTGGTATTGGTGGGGACAATGCGATTCCAGCCCCGCAGCCAGCAGTCAAACTGAGGATTCGGGAAGTAGTTGTACGCCGGGCCATGCACCTGCCCATTGTCGAGAGGCCATTGGCCGCGACCCTCCTGATAAAGGACCAGTGCCTTGCAGTTCTCGGTGATGTCCATGAGGGAGTGCATATCGCCGGCATCGCCGACAACGGTGATGACGCTGGTCTGGTCTAGCCTGTCAAGACGAACGGCCCGATACCCTGAGGTCAGCACCTGTTTCTGACCGACATGGATCGTCAGCTTGATGGCCTTGCACTCCTTCGTGCCGCCGATAATCAGGTAAGGGGTTGAGCGCGGAACCAGATACGACTGCTCAAGATAGATATTCCCGTCAACGTCCCGGCAGTTGTCTATGGTCGATGACAGCCCATCAGAACGAGATCCCTCAGCGAGGACGGTCAACGTCACAGAATCGCTGTTGGTCAGCGTGAAATCGCGGATGTTCTCCGTGACCTTGATGTCTACCGTGCAGGCGTTGAGGAAGTCACCGATAAACCCAGTGGCGCAGTAATCGCCACGGAACTGCTTGATGTCACCAGACCACCCCTGAAACGAGCCGCCGGTCTCCAGTCCAAAGCACCGCACCCGCTCGACACTCACGCGCCCGCACTTGTAGTTCTCCTGCGGGGTCTGGCCGGGCCGGCCCAAACGCAGGCCAATAGCAGCGATCCTGTCGTCGGCAGTTGCCGCCGAGGGATTGCCAATGAAAAGGTCTTTGACCTCGATGCCGTCACGGTTAGAGGCATCAAGAACGGCTTTCGTAACGTCTGAAAAAGAGGGTTTCAGGACAAGGCGGCTGCCGCTGGCATACGCATAGCCGGGACCGTGAAACACCGTGGGCGCGGATACCTGCCGCTCAACCAAAAGTGTCCCAGGCTTGCTCTTGGCGATGAGGTTCTGAGCCGCGCAGAGGTTAAAGACGGTCTCCAGACCATCGGCTGAGACTGCTGACCCGTCAAACTTCAGCCTGGGTTCGTCCTCCAGGTAGAACTCGCCGCGATGCCGAGCCTGTTTCTGTACCTGCACTTCACAACTCCCACAGAATAATCGGCGTGTCACTGGTCACCTGCCAGTAACCCGCTGTGTCGATACCGTCGATAATCACCAGCCCCTGCGTGCGGATGTAGAGCTTCTTACCCACTCCACCGTCACCGATGACATCTGAACCATTTGGCAGCAGGATCAGGTCGTACAGTCCGGTGCTGTAGAAGCGACCGCCACTACCCACCAGAGCAGGCGGGAGAGCCAGCGTTATCGCCGTGGTGGCGATGATGTTGGTGTGCAGGCTGTCCAGATTCTCGGCGGTGATCGTGGCGTTGGCGTCGTAGTCAATTCTGATGACGCCGATCTGAGAGAGTGCACTGGACGGCGCCTTGAACGACGAGCTGGGACCGCCGAGAGCGTCCTGGCCCTCGATCCACTCCGTCCCGTCAAGGATCGTCTTGGTCCTTGGGATTTGCCGAATTTGTAGACTCATTCCGTAACCCGCTCGCTGTCGTCGTCCGTGATCCGCGTGGAGCCGTCATCCGTGACCCGCACGTTCTCGCCGCCTTCACCTCCACCGCCGCCACCACCACCGCCCCCCGGTGTCTCGTTGTGGCACGGGCACGTTGTCGCCCGGCGGAAGGTGCGATAGATCCGCAGCACTTAGAGGTCTCGGTCCCTGACGATGTGCCAAGTCAGACTCGGCGCCGTCGCCCCCGTGAGGGACAGCCGACACGGCATCCCCGCCGGGAGATCGAGACCAATGGCCCCGTCTGCGGCAATGGTCACCGCCGAGCCACTCTCGTAGACCGGGACGAAGTTCGTGCCATCGGCAGAGGCCTGGACAGCCAGCGTGCCACCGCCCCACGTTCCGCGCACCACCAGCACCATCGGACGGCTGGAAGCCGCGTCCTTGCGGGGCTTGACCACCGATGAGGTGGTGTTAGAGGTCAATGTTCCTGTCAGTGCAGCCATGTGCGTTTCCTTAGCGTCGTTTGCGCCTGCTTGAGTTCACGCCCAGTACACCGCCAACAGCGTCGGCAGCTTCCGGGTTGAGACCGCCAGAAGCCCTGGCAGCCATTCGGGAGGGTTCCGCCATCACGGCATCAGCCACCTCGGGTCCGGCACGCATATAGGCGGACATCACGGGACTGGATACAGCGCGAGTCCCGAGAGACATCGCCAAGTCAATGGGGTTCGGATTGCGCCCAAGGGACGCCCACGCCCCCCTGGTTGCCGTGCCGGAGTCACCAACGACATCGCCCATCCAGGTCGAAATGCGAGCGGCGTCAAACCACGGGTCTGGCTTGCCAGACAGAACGTCCTGCGCCCGTGTGTACTGGCCCTTGTAGACCTTGCCAAGCGAGGTATTCAGGGGCGCCGGGTTGACGTTGCCGCGAGTCACCACGTTAGGGCGCTCCAGGACCTTCAGAGCGCGCCACTGAGCCCGCGCCGTCGCCCAGCGCGAGGACAGGTCGGGATTGTTGACTTGGCGCTCTACAACGCCGTCCAGCACGTCCTGCAGCCCTTCGTAAGCCTCGGCGAGTTCTGCCTTGCCCTGCGACCACGCATCCCGCGCCTTCCTGCCAAAGGCGGAACGCACACGCATCAGCTTTTCGCCGGAAACGCCGACGTTGAAGTCCTGCGCCTCCTGCAAGCGCCGGACAGCCGCCTCTATCTCTGGATTTGGGGTAACGGTGTCCGTGGCCTCTGCCATCAGGTTGTTGAGTTCGCGTCTCGCTGGGTCATCAACCTTGACCCGGCCAATCTGGTTGCCTACGGCATCGAGTTCCTCGCCAATCGCCTGCGCCCGTTGACCAAGAACCACCCCGGACAGCTCGTCCACGGGATCGGCGCCTATGCGCTCGGCTGACAGGCGATTCAGTGCGACTTGGTTGGTGTCTCTGGCCTGATTCAGCCGCCCGCCAATCCACGGGCTTGAACGGATACCTGCTTCAGCCTGCCGGAGTGCCAGGACATTCCCCCGCTCGCCGGGGGTGAGCTCCATGCCGAGTTCCTGAGCGCGGTTTACCAGTCGCTGGTATTCAGGACCGACGCGCCCGGAACCACTACCGGCCACCATGCGCCCGTAAGTGTCGGCGGCGTCTTGTGCCAGCGTCTGCCCTTGGATCTGAGTGGCGCGAGCCATTGCCGAGGACTCAGCCGAACTGGAGCCGCCGACCCTCGCCAGATCCTCGGCGAAGTTCCCGAATCGGTTCCCAAGCGCCCGACCGCCCGCAACGAGTTGACCACCTCCCCACGCCAAAGCAGGAGCCGCAACGCCGCCAATGGCAGCGCCGATGCCGGTACTGAGAGCCTGATCCGCCAGACCACCCTCGCCAGCGCCGAACCCCGCCAATGCGCCGGTTTCCAAGCCGCGTTTCGCAATCTCTCCGTACCCATTGCCACCAGCAATGAACCTGCCGGGTCCAAGCACGCCACCGGCAATGTTCAAGCCCAGCGCCGTCTTCGGGTTGTTGTCGCGAAACTCAGTGTACAGCCCACGGGTCGCGTCCCGCGCCTCGGCGTAGACCTTCGAGAACGGACGCGGGTCGCCCTTGAGCTTCTGATACCCGGCTATCCCAGCGCCCATCACCTCGTCACCGAAGTTCATCAGGCCACCCTGCATGAGTGCTGAAGCGCCACCGGCCAGATTGTCATAGGCAGTCGGGCCTGCCTGCTCAAGGTAAGCCCCACTGGATTCCTTGGCGAGCATGGCCTGAAGCTCAGCGACGGCACCCGGATTGTTGTCAGCCGTTGCCGCCTCGATGGCCTTCCTGATTTGCTCCTCAGTTGGCATTCAGGTAGTCCTTAGCCGTCTTCTTCCCGCCGTATTCGGGCGGCAGAGGACGAATGTCTGAGGACGAGATGTCCTGATAAGCCGTCCTGCCAGCATTTATAGACCGCAGCAGAGACTGGCGTCGATTCCTCAGGATCTCCAGATTGGCCGACTTGCGGTTAGTCAGATAGCCACCGACAGACCGGAGGGCATCGCCTTCCTTGTCTGACAGCGATCCCTTGAGGTTCTGAGCGTTCGCACTGAGGGTTTGCAGGAACTGGTCGTTAAAGATGCCTCGCAACACCTGAAGGTCGGGGTCCAGTAGCGCGGTCCAGTCGGACACCGCATTAGACTCCGGGCCTGCCTCAACCTTCGCAATTGCTGAATCCAACGAGGCAAGTGCCTGCTGCTGCGTGTCAACCATCGAGGCCAGCAGGTTTAGGTTCTTGACTTTATCGACTTTCGCCGTCTTGGCGCCCTCTACCGTCGCCTCGCCCGTGGCCTTAGCCTGGACTGCATCCGGAGCGTTCTGGCCCATGACCGCGCCCATGCCGCCAGCGAAGCCAGTCGCACCCGCCGCCGCAGCCTGACGGCTAATACCAACGGGGCTATCAGGGATCGCGCCCATGAACTGCGGGGTGCCGCCTGCCTGCTTGGGCGGCAGCATCCACTGCCCGGTGGAGTAGTCCTGCACGGGGGCGCCGTAAGCCGCAGGCGCGGCCCGCTTCATGTTCAGATACTGCGACTGCTGATCCGGTGACAACTGGCTGTAGTGGTCCCACTCCTGAATCGCGGAGGGAATGCCCGCCATCGCCTTGGATCGCAGCGACTGCGCGAACAGCTCGGGGTTCTGCGTGAAGAACTGCGCTTCCGCGATGTCGGCCTGTGACTGGTAAGGCGATGCCTGCGCCTTGGCAAGCTCAGCCTGATACAGGGCGTTATCCAGCGGGTCTTTGCCGCTCCGGTACTTCTCCGCCGCCGTACTTGCCCCGTAGGCCAAGGCAAACGGCAGGCCAAAGCCCCCCGTGGCAATCGTGGACAGGACCGGGATGGCGATGTCTTGCAGGGCTTGCAGGAAGCCGTACTTCGGTCGCGACAACGCGCCAGCAGGCGGTGGCGGTTGCTGCCCCCGCTGGTCGAGGACCGGCATACCCATCGGCGGGCCTTGCTGCCCCATCAACTCCCGAGGCGGGCCCATCATCGGTTGCCCCATCAATTCGCGGGGCGGTCCCATGTACTGGTTCATTTGCCCCCGAACCCAATATTGGCGCTGACGTTGCTCCCCGAAGTCGTCCCGCCCCAGTTATTGGCCTGCGTGATCCCCGAAGCCATCTGGAGCAGACGCCACGGCTCATCCACTAACTGCTTCTGGAGGTTCTGGTAGTAATCTCCCCACCCGGAAAGGTTCTGCGCGCCGGTCTGGCCGAAGTTGTACTGATCGGCCGTGTAACCGAGTCCGGCCTGACCCAAGCCGGCGAGGTTCTGTGCCGCAAACTGCCGCCCAGAAATGTCGGCCATCTGCCCCTGCTGGTTGTAGTCAGCCGACTGACCGGCGAACCCGAGGCCCTGGTTGTACGCGTCGAAGCGGATCTGGGAACTGATGTCTGCCGCCCGGTCGCCATAACCTCTCTGAGCGATCCCCTCGGCTATCCCGCGACGCGATGAGCCGGTATTCCCCGAACCCACCGCCGATGAGGCAATCCCCGGCATGGTCTGCTCGGTGAGTTGCCGGTAGGGGTCTCTGAGGGACGCCTGCACCATGCCGTCAACCGTGGGGTTGTTCGCCACCTGATTGACGAGGTTCATGTCGATGCCGTTGGCAAAGGGGTTCTGATACCCGACGCCGTTAGCCACCGTGTTCCCGTAGTAGTTCGCCGCCTGCCCGAGACCGGGGGTTAGCTGCGCGCCAGCCTGCCCAAACGTGTTAGCGACCTGCCCAGAAAGGTCATAGAGGCTCTGCGCGCCACCGTAAGCCTGAAGCTGCTCGGGAGTGATCTGCGCGGCGTTAGACCCCTGCCCGAAGAGGTCTTTAACCGCCGGGTAAATGGTGTTCTTGAGAATATTACCCTGCGGCGCCCACGGTTCAGTCGTGGTCTTGCTCTTGCTCGCGCCAATGCCAAAACTAAATCCCATGATGCCCTCTCAAATACCACTAAAGCACGGCTGTTTGAACCGGATTACTTCGCCACCCAGCCCGTATTCCCCGTGCCAGATTCCTTGACGTAGAGGCTCGTCCCCGCGCCACCATCAGTCCGGCGGAAGAGCGAACCCACCGGGGCCGTCACCACGCCTTCTGGCGTCCCATCCCCGAAAGAGATGCCGAGATCCGACAGCAGCACCAGCAGGGCTTGTTCAATCTGCACGAACTCGCCGTTTACCCACCGCGTCAGGTCGGGGAGCGTCTTTGGGCTTGCCGAACTGGAGCGGTAGGGGAAGGTCTTCACCGGCCACCGTCCTGAACGTCGATCTCAACGCCGGTCAGTTCCCAGCTCACGCTCGTCGCCGCGCCCTCCCACTCACCGATTCGGTAACCGACGTACTTTCCCGTCAGCCGGGTGTCGATCTTGTAAGCCTCGGCGTCGTTGAGGTCGAAAGCCTGGGGGTCGTCCCACAGGTATTCACCATTGGGCGTCTGCGCGGCACCAATCTGGACCTGCACCACGCCGGACCCGCGCATCTGGGGATACAGACCACGGATGAACAGGGACCGAGCAGCGGGAGACCCGAGATTCTCAAGATCCAGTCCGGTCCTCTCGACATAAGCGTAATACGGGGCTGTTGCTGTCCGCGTGGCGTTGACGTACTGCGTGCCGTACTCGAGCAGCGCCCCGGTGGTGAATCCGGTGAATGAATTGTCAAAGATCGGCTCACCCTCAGCCGTCACCATGAACAACCGCCTGCGCGGGTCAGAGGCCCCGAGAGAATCAGCCGTCCACGGTGCGGAATCTATGGGGATGGCAGCTTCTGGACTGCTGAACCGGAGGAGGCCTGTGGTCGGTTGCGGGCTCTCGGCGATACACGCCACCCACGGCAGATCCCTGAAGTTCCAGGTGTTGGTGATCCAGTTCCAGATGCACGCCCGGTTCGGACTCGACGCCCCATTCCTGGGGTAGTAAATCAGGATCTCATTCGCTGCCAGATTGGCAGAAACCCTGACCTTGGACAGGTCGCTGATCTCCGAGAATAGCTGGCGCTCGATCCTGCCGGCGGCGATGCGGGTATTGCTGTTGCCGTCGTGAACAAAGACCGCTTCATCAGCGACAACAAAGTGCTGATTCTCAAACTGCACCACGCAGTCCTGATTCAGGCACCCCCACGGCCAGAGCCTGCGGGTGTCGAAGATGTACGCCCCGCCCACAAACCGCGCCGCGTAGGTCGCCCGCTGCGCGTAGATGATGAAGTCGTTCCCCAGCGGCTCGCCGTTAACGAGGATGCCGTCCGAGGCGCTGACGGTGTTCGTTCCCGCCAGATTCGTGGGGTCGGCGTAGTCCCACGACATCGGGAAGGCGTTTGGTTCCGCCTCGTCAGACCAGTAGAACGAGTACGGGGCGTCAGTGACGCCGATTGCCATCAGGAAGGAGCCAAAGCCACGAATGACCTTGACGCTCCCACCGGGAGAGGTCGCCGCACCCCAGCCGGGGATTTGCCGAAAGACCGACCCGTCTTTACTGGAGGTCGCTGAGTTCCACGAATACAGCGGGTAGTCGGTGCCGTTGTTCAGGACGCAGTAGTCCCCGAATGTCGTGGACTGCCCGATGCGGCTGGTGGTCAACGTGGTGGCGGCGCCAGCCTGATTCTGGAGAGCCGCCGTGAGCATGATCCCGCTTTCGAGTACCTGCACGGTCTCGGTCATCAGCACGGCAATCCGCTGAATACCACCACTCAGCCACGGCTGCATCCAGGTCGGGAAGTCGTCGGCAATGGTATTGACCAGCCGGTAACCGCCGGACTTCTTGGCCTTGCCGTCCCTGAATGAAACCGCCTCAGCAACCGAAAAAGCCTGAGAAGGCAGGTCGTGCGGTGCCATGTCGGATACCATCCCCGCCGTGCCCAACTTGTCGAGTTTCAGGATCACTTACCCGGCGCAGAAGCAGATGTAAGCCAGGATGTAGTGAACAGGAAGGACGCCGTAGACGCTGTGCGTGTGCGAGGCTTCAGTGCCGAGAGCGTGGTTGTGCGACCCACCGCCGCCGACTTCCTCGATATACGGCGCGCTGCCCGTAGCAAATGCGGCAGTTGCGATATTGTCCCGAAGAATGGCCGTAGTGCCGCCGGGACTGTTTGCCCCCGTGTAGATGCGGTGCCCGTGGGCAGGGATCTGGGCGAGGGTCAGAGTCACCGCGTCAATCGTGTGCGTGTGACCCCCGGCATTCGACACTGAAATACTCTCGGCCACCGCCCGCGTCCCCGAGAAGCCCGTGGGCTGACCCAAGACAAAGCGGCTGCGAAGATCGGGAGTGACCACCGCGTTGTACGTCCCGCCGTCACACAGCCGCCAGCCGGTGGGAATAGCCCCAGAATTGTGGTTCCACATCAGGATCGAGCCCTTGGGGACCACAGTGGCCGCTGCCGCCCCGCCGATGGTCGTGTAACCGTGGGGGTCCAGGGTGTTCTTGACCGCCGTCCGCGCCGTCACAATGTCCGCAGGCAGGTTGTTGATCGCCGTGTGCGTCAACGTCACCGCGCCCGTGACAGCGGGGAAGGAAGCCTTTAACGCCCCCTTGAGACTCCTGATCGAGTCGTCAAAGGTGCTCAGGTACGCCGTCCCTGGAGGGGATAGGGGGTCTAGTTGGCCAATGTAACTCTCAGCCATACACCGTCCTCTGCACCAGACTCGACCCCGACAATTCCGCCCGGTTGCCGCGTTCCTGCAAGAGCTGGAGTTCCGCAGAAAACCGCTCGTCCATCTGTTTGGCGTCGTCGGGCAGTCTCAGGAATAACGCCGCCTCCGACAGTGCCCCGTACAGGAACATATCGGGGCAGGTGGCAAACACCCGGTTCGTCCCGGCGTCCGAAAGGAAGGCGGGCGTGGCCCAGTACGTCATTCGCACGAAGTACGTCCCCGTGATGGGGGTAATCAACAGCGTGTTGTTGTCGCGGGCGAAATACTGGGGGACGCCACCGCACTGGACCGTCGAAAGAATGCCGTTCATGGTCTCGACCGAGGTCCGGCGGATCTGCGGTTGTCGGCCACCGTAAGACAGGTCAGGCGGGGGCGTCTCGGTCTCAAAGGCGCAATACGACCAGATGTCCTTGATCTCCAGCAGGTCGCTTGGGAGCATCGGCTGGTCGTCGCAGCAGCCGATCAGGAAGTCCTTGGGGATGACCGCGCCGTTGTAATCGGCGGTCGTGACTTCCATCTCAGGAATACGCAAGGCCCGGTAAGCCCGGCGTTCAGCCGCTCGGATGAACCCAGCCGCTCGGGCGTCGGTTACCTTGCTGTGGTTGGCCCAGTCCCTGACCGCCGCGACTAGATCGGTGTAGGTGTCCAGCACGTCAAGACACCGAGCGCACGGAGTTCGGCTTCAGGTTGAAGCGCTTCTCCGTGGTCTTCAGCTTCGGTGTTTCGAGTTCGATAATGCGTTCCAGCCGCCGCAGTTCGGCCTGCGTGGGCGCCTGCCAGTCGTTGCGACCAAGGCAGTTGATGGGGTCAATGCCGTACTTCACGGCCAGTGCCCGCATGGTGGTGAGTGGAATGCGCGCCACTGGGACGAAATCCGCTCCGCGTCGCTGCCCCAGGTACTGCTCTTTGTGTCGGCGGGCTTCAGCCGTCGCCACAGCCTCAGCGACGTTGGCGGTCTCGTTGATGTGCAGGACCACACCGCCGCTCTCTGGACGCTCCAGGTGGTAGCGGTTGGTGTCGAGAGTCACCGGGGGCAGTTGCCCACCCCCGGTGTTGTTCTCAGAGGCCACTTAAGCGCCAGTCGCGCTCAGATTGTACAGACGACCCGAACACTCGCCGTTCAGATGAGCCAGCGTCAGCTCAGTGGACAGCAGGGTCCGACGGTTAAGACCGACCTTGGCGAGGTTCTCGCTCATGATCGGCTGCAAGGTGGGAACCCACCACGCATCCATCTGCAACAGGTACACGTCGTAGCTGGACTTTGCAGCACCAGCGGCGGTCATGTACTTGTTGATCTGCACGGAGAGCGTGCCGAACGGATCGCGGTAGAGTTCCACGACGTTCACGATCTCAGTCCCACCAGCCACATCGCGGCCACGCACACTGGTAAACGGCGTAGCGCCGCCCACCCGGTAAGCGAAGTCCGCAACGATCATCGAGTGAGCAGGACTGACCATCAGCACGTTCGGCTCGCCGCCCAGCGCATAGACGGTCTTGTGCAGCGTCAGGATGTCGGCTTCCGTGAGTGGCGCTGCCGTACCGGCGGAAAGCCGGGCGGTCGAGGCAATCAGGCCGTCCACCGAGGTCAACTGCCGGGCCGTGGTGGAGTTACCCGCCGTGCCAGCCTGACCCAGCAGGAAGGCGTACTCAATATCGCGCTTGAGCTCCAGGCCCTTCTTCATCACCTGATAGTCGTGGTCGTTCGCCCGACCGTAAACCTCGGTGTTGTCCACCGTGCTGGAGGTCTGCGCCGTTTCCGCGAAAATCTGCGTGTAGTTACTCTTGTCGGTCGTCAGACCGGCCACACCGGCACTCGGGCCAAGCGTCGCGGTCAGCGACCCCGTGCCAGGCGCGCCTGCGGTGACGGTGACGGCATCGACACCCTCAACCTGCCGATTGACAGCGGGAGCGCGCAGTGCGTCTTCCTGCCAATGCACGATCTTCTGGTGGCACGACTCACTCCGAAACGCGGAGTAAAGCGGGGTGTCTTCCGGGCTGATGAGTCCGATAAGTTCGGACACATCCTCTTTCTGAATGACGGCCTGATAGCTCTGGAGAGCGCCAGTACCTGGTGAATATGGCATTGTCCTCGTTCCTTACTGGTTAACGAGGGCGGTCGGTGCCTCTTCGGCTGGCGAGGATCTGGGCTGCAAGCCGGGTCTGCTCCTGCTTGGAACCTGCGTTCCGCAACTGGCTGACCATACTGCTGTCCTTCTGCTTCGCCACCGTGGGTTGCGCCGTCGCCCCTCGGGTTGATTTGAGCGTCTTGCCCGGACTCGCCTGCACGACTTTCTTCGTGCCGACCTTCTGAGCCTCGTCAAACGCACGCGCCTTGCGAAGCGTGAGGAACGCCTGAGCGCTGTCCCACTGGGCAACCTCGTTCCGGTTCCAGCCGATTGAAGCGGCGTAGTCGATCAGGGAGTGGTACTCCCCCTCCGACCAGCCACCCGGATACACCCTGGTCAGAGTGGCGACAGCCTCGGTTACCCGTGCCGCCTTCTCTGCCTTGCGTACCCGCTCGACCTCACCCAGAAACCCCTGCTCTTGGGCCTGCTGGGCTTGATACCGCTGCTGCGCCTGCTGTAGGCGTAACTGCGACTTCTGGAAAGCTACGGGGTCTTTTTCGAGCAAGTCGGCCCAGTCGATACTCTGGAGTCTCTGAAGCTCCGCCACAGCGGCCTGCTTCAACGCCCCCAGGTGGTATGACAGGGTTTCCGTCGCCTGCTCGAAACTCTTCCTCTGCTCCGATAGTGCCTGCGTCTTCTGGGTGTAGTCAGCCTCCCGCAACAGACCTCGGGTCAGTTCCTTTACCGGTAGCTCGGTGCCATCCGGCAACCTGACCACCTGATCTTCACTGAGCGCCAATGGCCCCGATTCAGTTTCTTCGGTGTCTCCGGTTTGCTCTTGCGAGTCCGAATCCAACGCCTCAACGTCGTCGGCTGGGCTGTCTACCGCCTCGGTCAATACCCCTTCGGGCTCTGACTCCGGCCTTACGCTCGCCTCGTCCTGGGGTGATCGTTGCGATTCCCGGCGCTTGGCGAACAACTCCGCAGCTTGCTGCGTATTGAGACTCGACTTCCCGAGGGAGTGGTCGAGGGGGGTTGCGACTTCCATGTCGCTCCTTCCATCCTTGGTGGGGCTAGTGTTCACCGCCCGAAACACTGTTTCAACCGGATTCTTACGCCTGCCGGTCCTTCTCCAGGTTGTACGCCGCGATGGCCCCGGCCATCTCCCTGACCATCTGCTGGAGGGAGTACGCCCGCATATACGCCTGCTCCCGAGCCGCCGTGTCTTCGGGGCGCGACTCCAGTATCTGGTCGGCGTAGGTCTGGAGTAGCTTCTGGTACGCCGCAATTGCCGCCGCCGAGTTCAGGAACTCGTAGGCATTAGCCGCGTCGTCCCCTAACTTTGAGAGTCTCTCGGCTGGACTCAGCTTCGGCGGACTGGTCTGGTAGGGTCGCCGCAGCCACTGCGGGTACAGGGTTTGCAAGTTCATCTATGGCCTTCAGTTTCGCCAGTGCCTGAGCATTGGGTGAGGGTCTACGCATCTTCTCGATCATCTCGTCGCGGCGCTCGCGTTGTCGGCGCGGCCACCAGTCTCGGAACTCTTCCGTCATGGGTTACTCCGTTATTGCCACGGGGCGGTTCTGGTCCCGCTCCAGTCGAAACTCAGCTTCCGCCTTGGCCCAGTCGAGGGTCAGGTTGGCGTTCTTGAAACGCACATCATCAGCCGCCTTCTCAGCGTCAAGATCCAGCTTCTCCTTGCCGAGTTGGAGGGTGCCGTCTACCTGCTGCTTCTGGATCTGGATCTGCGCCAGCGTGACCGCCTCGGCCTTGGCCTTGGCCTCCGCCTCCTGAGCCATAGCCTGCTGCGCCTGCATCCCGAGCCGCTGCTTAACCTGCGGGTCGTTCGGGTTGGCGAGGAACGGCGCCGAGTACCCGGCCAGATCGAACAGCGCGGCGTAGACGCCATAGCGCTCAACAGGGCCGTAGAGCGGCTTCACGGCCTCGTCCAGGCTCATCAGGTTGTGAATGGCAATCAGCGATCCCGCCCGGCGGGCGATCTCCTCGTCTGTTAGAGCCACGGCCACGGTCATCCCCGCCCGATACCCCATCTGCTGGGGGCCGAGCATCCGGACCTTGCCCTTCTTCGCCATCTCGATGACATGGCCAGACTCAAAGCCGATGCGGTAAATGTCGTCAAACAGCGGCTTCAGGACGATTTCCGCAAAGCTCCGCGCCATCTCCAGCACCCGTTCATTGCTGGCGTTGGTCAGGTTGGCGATCATGTCCTCGGAGTTCTGGTTGCTGATCGCGTCGCCGTTCAGTCCCTGGGAGAGTCGGGACAGACCCGTCCGCTGCTCCTTCTCCTGCTTGACCATCTCGTAGACACTGAACGTCGCCGTGTTCACCTGCGGCTGCGGGGGCACGCTGACCGCATTGGGGTCGCTGGAGTCAATGACCAGTCCAGGAGGGTTGTTAATCAGATCCTGCGGATTCTTGATGACGCCCCCGGACAGGTTGGCGATCTTCGTCGGGTTGTTGGCCCTGAATATCGTGTCAATCGCACCCCGGATGATGTTGGAGTTGGTGCGCTGAATGTCCGTGGTCACATCGGCAATGCTCATGCCGATGCCCTTGTGCGACAGCAGGAATGGCGACCACGACCTGTATGGCTTCTCCGCCACGCGCTCCTTGTGCAGCAGCGTGCTGCCCGCCCGGATGAACTGCCACATCTCCGGCTCGCCATCGTCGTCCATGTCCACCATGCGGTAGTGCTCGTAGGTGGTAATCAGGCGGGATTCCCCCTCCTTGCGTCCGATCCGGTTGATCGAATCATCCACCGAGAAGCGCGAGGCCCGCTGCGTGTCCCGGTTGACCGCATCGCCCCCCTGCAACTTGTCCACCACGATGGGATCGAAACCGTAGGCGATCAGTTCGCCACGGGAGTAGTCGTGCCGCTCCCAGCAGGACCGCGCCTCATCCAGGCTGCGGGCGTTGGCCTCAAAGCCGAAGTCCTCCGGCGGGATGACATCGACCCGGATCATGGGCCTCTGCTCGACCCGGTACAGGACGCCAGACACCACCCGGCGCTGTCGAGGCGTTGGACCGTAGGGCGTCGGGATGATCTCCGTGATGATCTTGTCGTCGGTGAGTTCGGCGATCTCCACGTCCTCCCTCGATGCCACCTGGGTCAGTTGCTCGTAGGGAACGTCGGTGAAGGTCTCGGGGATACGCTCGGTCTTGACCTCGTGCCAACGCTTGAAGATGCACACCTTGGTCAGCAGGGCGTCGTGAAAGGCCCACGACAGGTTCCGATAGCCGGGGTTCTCCCGGTAAAACACCGCCTTGACGTAATCCGTGGCGAGTTCAGCGGCCTCCGCATCGCCATCGGCTTCGGCGTCGAAGTACACGGGATTACGGGTGCTGCTGAACGTCCGCAGCATCTTGGCCTTGATGCCCTCCACCGCGTCGAGTACGTCCCGGCTGCGATGCTCTGAGGACACCCCGTCGAGAGGATTGGGAAAGACCCCGTAATACGCCGCGTAGGCATCCGCCCGCTGGGTCTCCATCAGCGAGGCGACATCCCCGGACGAACTGGTAACGTCGTCCTGCAACATCCTGACAATCTGGGCGTCGTCATACCGATAATCCGGCGCCTCGGTCCCCAGTTCCTGCTCCATCACTTGCACTGCCACGGCCACGTTAGAGTCTCCACTTCGGGGCCAGCGGCTGGCCTTGATTGAACGTCGGCGGGGGCACAAGCACCCCGAATTTCTGAATGGTCTGGTGGCCGTAACGCACAGCCGCCATCACGTCGTCATCGACCTTGACGAGCTTGCCGTCCTTGCGGTGGTACTTGCGCAGCTCGTCGAAGAACTCGGGGCAGGTGCTGAACACCTTGAACCGGCCCGTCCTCATGCGTTCGTACATCGCCATCAGGCCGGGTTCCACGAACCTTGAACCGTCAGGATTCTCAAAGTCAGCGGTGTTCCTCACCCCAGCGGCTTCATACAACGCCCTCACGGTCTGTCCTGATCCCTTCTCCCGGCTGTCAGCGTCGGGCGGGAACACACAGGGGGCGTGCGGCCACTGGCTATTCGCCACGGCAGCATGAGCGGCCACAATCTCGTCCTTCTGCCGGTACGTCCGCGTGACGTAGATCACGTCCTGCTCGGCGTCCCAAGCGAGCCACGCAATGGCCGTGGGATGGTCAATGCCGATGTCGATGGCCCGAATGATCCGATACCAGGGGCGAGACTCCAAGGGGAACGGGTCGCACTTGATGCGGTCTTCATCGATTGGAAAGACCAGGCCTGTGCCGAAGTAGGGCTTGCCCTCGGAGCGCATGGCCCGTTCGTGCGGGGGGACGGAGGCGAGGATGCGCTCCTGTAGCTCGAGGGTCAGGTGGGGGCAGTCCCGCCAAGCGATGGGGCCGATGAGCGACTGGTGCGCGCCCCTCGACTCCATGAACTGCTGCACAAGGCCTGTCATGCCCATCTCGGGAGTCATGGTGTAGGTCAGCAGGCCCCCCTGTCCTCTACGCCCGTTCATCGTCCGCACGACCAACTGGCCCACGATGTCATCCGGCGGCTGCTCGTCAACGTGGATCAGGTCCACCACCGACCCGGCGAACGGTAGGGAGTCCGATCCCGTGCGGGCCTGTGAGTACGCCCTGAGACTGACCGTCGAGACCCCGCCCGACCTGTGCTTGACGGTGACATCTCGTGCCAGTCCGGGCACCTGGGAGCGGGTAATGCCCCGCACCTCGTCGGGGTGTATCCAGCCCCCCGTAACCGTGCCGTCGTCCTTCA